GATGATGGCAGCACCGATATTGATAGTCTGGATGCATTTGAGTATACGATAGAAAGAGATATGAAGGACCTGATAGAAGAGGTGGAAGATGTTTGATGGATTAAAAAGACTATGGGGAAGGATAGTGAGCATGTTTAATTATACGACCTTAAAAAATATAATCGGCAAAGATGTGGCGCTGTCACAGACCATGATCGATGCCATCAATAAATGGAAAAAGATGCTGGTTGGGAATGCGGACTGGTGCAGCGATATTGTAGAGTCTTTGAAGCTGGAAGAGGGGATTTGCCGTGAGTTCGCAGATTCCGTTTTAGTGGAGATGGAAGCCAAGATCCTGAATAATGACAAGATGGACAGGGTCCTTCAGAAGAGCTTATCAGACATGAACAAGAAGTTGCAGACCGGTTTGGCACTTGGAGCAATGGTGCTTAGACCACTTGGACCAGATGCAGCAGAATATGTTGCAGCAGATAAATTTATCGTGATCAGTTTTGCTGATGATGGAACACCAAACGATATTGCTTTTCTGGTTGTGAAGTGTATCGGTGAGAATGATTATTATACCAGAGTTGAGCGGCACTATTTTACGAATGGGAATCTGACGATTGAGAATAAATGCTATCATTCGCAGAGTCAGAGCGATATCGGGCAGATCTGCAGTCTGGAAGAAGTGCCTGAATGGGCGAACATTCTTCCGGGACCGGTTATTTATCCGGGGATGGTTCAGATGGACTTTGGATATTACCAAAATCCGATTGAGAATAAGGTGGACGGATCCGCTTGTGGCGTATCGATCTATGAGTCTGCGGAGAATCTGATCCGAAAAGCAGACATCCAGGGAGCTCGGCTGGACTGGGAGTACGATTCCGGAGAACGTGCAATCCATATTGACGAGAGAGCTTTGAAGAATAGCGGTGGAAAGACCTATTTACCGAGATTAAAGAAACGCCTGTATAAAGGGCTGAATCTTGATGATGGAAAAGATAAGGAACTGTATAAAGAATATTCTCCAGAGATGCGAGATGAAGCCTTCCGAAGAGGTTTGGAAGAATACAAACGGGAAATCGAATTCAATGTAGGCCTTGCCTACGGAGATCTTTCCGATGCACAGGAGGTAGATAAGACAGCTACTGAGGTGCTTGTTTCCAAGACAAGGAAATACAACCGTGTAACTGCAATTCAGGGGAAATTGGAAGAGTGCCTGAATGGATTTGTAACTGCTCTGGCGTTCTACAATGGATCTTATATGTCCGGTGTGGAGTTTACCTGCGAATTTAACGATTCCATTCTGGCAGACGAAGAATCGGAACGACAGCAAGATCGGCAGGATGTAAGCATGGGGGTTATGAGTCTGTTGGAATACCGGATGAAATGGTACAACGAGGATGAAGAAACTGCAAAAGCAAAACTACCAGAGCAGAATCAGGTGATGGAGTAGGATGCGGGATGATTACAAAGAAAAGATTGCCAGTAAGATTGCAGCGCGGTACATAGGTCTGGAAGAACGGATCCTGCAGGACATTGCCCGACGGATCAAAAAGACCGGTGAGATTACCAGTACAGCAGACTGGCAGATCAATAGACTTCGGATTCTGGGATATTCTTCCGAGGATATCGAAAGAGAGATCAAGAAAACACTGGATGCGTCTTATCCGGAAATGTTTGAGCTGTACGATAAAGTGATCGATTGGGAATATGTCCGGAACAAGGACATTTACGAACAGATCAATGCAGAGTTTATCCTGTTTGAGAAGAATGAACAGCTCAAGCAGATCACAGATGCTATTATCCGGCAGAGTCTGGAAGATCTGGAGAATGTAACTAAGTCACTTGGCTTTTACTTAGATTACAATGGCAAGAAAGTCCTGACACCACTATCACAGGTCTACAGCAACTATCTGGACAATGCCTGCTTTGACATTGTGACGGGAGCATTTGACTATGGCAGCGTATTACGCCGAGTGGTCACGCAGCTGACAAACAGTGGACTTCGGAAGATTGAGTACGGATCCGGATATGCAAGCCGGGTAGAAGTGGCTGCTAGAAGAGCTGTGATGACTGGTGTAGCGAACCTTACCGGAGAAATAGCAGACTACAATGCAAAGAAGCTTGGAACCGAGTATTTTGAGGTTGAGTGGCATGCTGGAGCTCGTCCAACTCATGCGGTATGGCAAGGGCGTGTCTGGACAAAGGAACAGCTGTATTCGGTCTGCGGACTTGGTACAGTGACAGGACTTCTGGGAGCCAACTGTTACCATGCCTATTATCCGTTCTTTCCTGGCATTTCACGGCGTAACTGGTCAGATGAATGGCTGGAAGAACAGAACAGGAAGGAAAGCAAGCCAAAAGAGTTCCGGGTCAAAGAGTACACCCTGTATGAGGCAAAGCAGAGACAACGCCAAATGGAAACAGCAATGAGAGCGCAGCGAGAAAAGGTGCAGATGCTTCAGGATGGCGGTGCTGATCGGCAGGAAGTTATGCTCCAAAAAGCCAAATATCAGGGACAGCTTAATGAATATGCAGCATTTTCTCGGAAAATGGGGCTGAAAGAGGAAAGAGAAAGGATTTACATTGATGGACGAGGAAGAATTGCACCGAGCCAGTATGATCCAAAGATGAGAATTTCTATTCCGGATACAGTTTCCAAGGAAGCGAGATTAAGTAAAGAAATTGAAGCGAAAATCAATGCGGCGATAAAGAAGCTGGATTCGGAATACATTATATATCTTGATTTAATTGAGAGCGAAGCACTCGAAAAAGGAGATATTTTTGTCACGGGAGCGTATCTAGACGATGAAGGAATTCTGAGGCATAGTATGGTGATTAATCGTAGAAGAAATTTTGAAAATATTGAAATGCAAATGCGGTCGCGTTATAATAAGGGCGTAATGGCAGGAAGAAATTTTGAAGATTATATTGCTCATGAAATGGCGCATATAATGCCATTTCAAAATTGCATTACGGCAGAAGAGTATATGGAATTGAATGCTAAAATAAAGAGTCAGTTTATTAAGGGAATCTCAAAATATGCAGACAAAAAGAGAGATGGAAGAGAAAGTCTCGCTGAAGCATTTGTGAGATATAGGAATGGAGAAGTGATCCCGAATGAAGCAAGAAAACTCATCGAAAAGTACATCCTTCCTTGGCGGAGGATTTAGAACAGAATTCCCAAGATGTGAGACATGTAAGTGGTTTAATTGGGAGCATTATGTTTGTGAAGCATTTCCGGAAGGCATCCCTGATGAAAAATTATGGACGGATGAAGATGATGTGTGTAATGGAAAATATAGATATGAAGAAGAGTAAGTGCCACCAGTCGAAATGACCGGTGGTATTTTTATACTCATTTTAGCGCAAGGAGGTAATAGGATTGCAAGATATGAATGTTAGTATTATGGGGACATGTTACGATATTCGTTTTGTAGACGAGTATCCGGAGCGATTGAAAGGCGTGGGAGAATATGCAGATGGTTTGTTTAATCGATGTAATAGAGAAATTTATATTTTGAAAAACAAGGATAAAGATTTTACGGATGAAGGAAGAAAACGACATATGAACCGTGTGCTGAGACATGAAATTATACATGCATATTTGGAAGAGAGCGGTTTATCTGCAAACTCGAATATGATATCCGCTTGGGCGCAAAATGAAGAAATGGTGGATTGGTTAGCAATTCAATCATCGAAAATCTTTGCCACATTTCAGGAGGTGGGATGCCTTGATTGAAGTAACTGTCCGCAAGGATGAAATAAAGATATCCGGACATGCAAATTATGCTGTTTACGGATCAGATATCGTCTGTGCCGGTGTAACAGTACTTGCACAGACACTGATCAAGTCCATAAAGGACCTGACAGACGATAAAATTGAATATGAGATATCTTCCGGGAGGGTGGATATAAAGTATGGGAATCTATCAGAGAAGTCGAAAACTCTGGTGGATTCCTTTTTCATTGGCATCTGTATGATTGCCGAGGAGTTTCCGGAGTATGTCCGGATCATGTAACTGATGTGTCCGAAATGACATAAAACTACAGATTCA